GTAATTTAAAAAATTCTGATTTCGATAGTAATTACGACGATTTTAGACATAGCCTAAGAATACAAAACGCTATTAGTTGCGAGCCGTTTACAGAAAGGTTTGATAACGAGGTTAGCGGATGGACGGCAACAATAAATATTGACGTTGATTTTAACGCTAGCGCCTGTAGTGGCGACGTAGCATATTAATAATGAATAAGTTATAAAAAATATATAACAACAAAGTAACACAACTAATAATATATATATAAGTATAAATATAGATAAATAAGTATAATAAATATAATATAATAATAATATGAGTACAACTATTACACCTTCAACATTAACGGTACAGATTAAAGAAGAAATAACAATTAACGGCACGGCATACGACCAAACGGTAAGCAAACAGTTAACAGGCATTAAAGAGGTATCAAAACGTATACATAACATACCTGCAGCAACTACAGTAACTTTAAATACTTTTGCGTCTGCAGGTGACGGCAGCAATTTTGACGTAGAAGAAGTTAAGTATATAAGATTAACAAACTTAGACGATACAGAAAATTTAATAGTAACAACTGCGTTTAGCGCAACAAGTGGCGCACTAGAAATTAAAGCAGGTTGTAGTATTACGTTATTTTCGCCTAATGGTTTAGGCGCTACAAGTAAGGCAGCAATAACAACACAAGACGATATAGAAACTTTATTCGTTCGTAATAATCACGGCGGCAATGATGTTGATTTAGAAGTATTTATAGCAACAACTTAATGAAAGCAACAAACGTAGATAAAGTTTTAGACGCTTTTGGTAAAAAAGTAGTTTTACAAGCTAGAAATATACTAAACTCAAAAGGTAAAAACGCTAGCGGTAATTTAGACCGTAGTTTAGGTTACTTTATTAAAGTTTTCCCTAGTGGCGCTTTAGATATGTCATTTGTAGCTGAAGGTTACGCAGACATTGTAGATAAAGGTATAAAAGGTAGTAAATCTAGCGCTAAAGCGCCTATGTCGCCTTATAAGTACACTAATAAAATGCCCCCTACTAGAATTTTAGATAAATGGGCGGTAAGAAAAGGTATTAGCGGAATAAGAAATAATAAAGGACAATTTGTAAGTCGTAAAAGTTTAATTTTTGTAATAGCTAGAAATATTAAATTATTCGGTATAAAGCCTAGTAACTTTTTTACTGACGCTTTTAATACTGCATATAAAACATTACCTAGACAGTTTATGCAAGCGTACGCAAAAGACGCAGCAAAATTTTTAAAGTTTGTAAGTAAAGAATTATGATAACATTAACAAATTTAACAACAGGCAACGCGCAATATATAGCGCCTGCATATAGCGATATTGTAATAAAAGCTAGCGGTATACCTAGTAACATACTAGACAATAATTTTAATATAAAGTTTAGATGTACTGTTATTGTAAACAATACAACTGCAGTAGTTTTAAAAGTACCTGTACAAACAGACGGACAGGCTGTTTTTGGTTTATTTAAAATATCTAGTATAATACAAGATTTTACAAAAACCGATAACAAAGGTTATGACGTTGACGGTGTAAATAGTACGTTTGCAGGTGATACAATGTTAGTAAATAACCACAGTATACACCAAATAGACAAATACGCTAACAATAGACAAAATTTAAGACATATTTTATTATTAGGCGGTTATGAATATAGCACAACTGCAACAAGTACAATTATAGAGCAAGACAGCCTAGCGGCGCTAGTAGGTTTATTTTCTACTAATTCAACAGCACAACATAATCTAGGGTTTAGTGGTTTTAATTTTGACGATTTTATTTTAACTGCAAGTAACAAACGTTTTTTATCTGTGTTTCCTGCAGTATATACAGACAGTAGCAATGTTCGTAAAATACAACTAAATCAATATCATACACTAGCATTTTTTAACGGTGGTTTTGCAGGTTATGCAAACATTACTATTACAAGAATACAAATTAAAACTTTTGATAATAGCGGTTTGTTAAGCGAAACATATATAGATAATACTTTAGATAATGGCGGCGCGCCTTTTGCCAATATTACAACAAACTTTTTTAACGGTAACGACAATACACACAAAGGTTTATTATATTTTGGTTGCGGTACTGCGCAACTAGCACAAAACGGTATAAGCTTAACAAATGTAGTTAGTTATACTGTAAGAGCATATAACGTAAATACGCCTGTCAGTAATGCGCATACATTCGAAATACAAGATGAAGACTGCAAAGGTTTTGAAACTATAAGACTAGCATTTTTAAATAGTCTAGGCGCTTGGGATTACTACAATTTTACTAAAAAGTCAGTAAGGAAACAAAATATAACACGTACAGGCACAAAATTAAATTACGGCTATACGCCTTACGCTAGTACAACAGACGCAGGTATAGCAAGTAACAATACATTGTATAATTACGGCACATACGACGGCGGTACGCGTACGCTAAATATAAATAGCATAGAAACTATAGACGCTAATACAGATTTTATTACAGAAGAAGAAGGTAATATATTAGAAGAATTATTTTTATCGCAAGATGTATATATGCAAAACGGTACAAGTTTTGAGCCTGTAGTAATATCAGATACAGAATATATAAAACAAACTACGGCTAATAATATGTTAATACAATATATAATAACTATTGAAAAAGGGCATAATAAGCGTATACAAAGATTATGATTAAATTAATTGTTAAAAATCAATTAGACAATACACTAACTGAATTAGATTTATTCGGTAGCGAAAATATAAACCTAACGCTACAGATTGACGACGTACGCGACATTGAAAACAAAAACGCTAGTTATTCTAAAGATTTTAATTTACCTGCAACTAAAAATAATAATAAATTTTTTGAACACTACTACAATGTAAATCGTAGTAATGTAAAATTTACGCCTTACAAAACTACAAAAGCTTTTTTGTATAGTGAAGAAATTTTAATATTAGAAGGTTATTTAAAATTGCTTAACGTAGTAGATATACAGGGCGAAATAACATACAACGTTAATTTATTTAACGACGTAGCAAATGTACTAGAAGTTTTAGGCGACGCAACAATAGCAGATTTAGATTTTAGCGATATAGACCATAATATAACAAGTACAAACGTTGCAAACAGTTTTACAAGTACAGGCGTTACACTAGCTGACGGCACAACTAGTATTATACCTTTTTACCCTTTAATTAATGAGGGTAATATGACTAGTACTAGTAACAATTTTACTACTTATAATATATACAAAAACTACATACTTAATATACAATTAAAACACGTTATAGACAAAATATTTAACCTAGCAGGCTTTAACATATCTAGTACGTTTTTAGAGAGTGATACATTTAAAAATATATATTTTGATACTACAGTTAATACAAGTCTAGGCGACGATAACGTAACATTTAACATAATAGCGCATACGGCTAGTAACGTACCTAGTGGCGGTCTTGATGTTGGAATACCTTTTAATACGCAGCTTATAGAATTTACAACAGAATTAAACGATACTAACAATTATTTTGACGCTACTACTAGCACTTTTGTAGCGCCTTTTGATTGTACCGTAACTGTAGGCTATAAAGTCAGAATAGAAAGTATTACAAGTAGTTTAATAGCGCCTAGCGCGCACTTAATGGCTAAAACAACTGACGCAGGCGTACCTAATTATATTTATTTAGATAGTACGCCAATATATGGCGATACAACACAAACATACTTTTTAACAGGTAGTATAAATTTACAACAGGGTATGACGGCACAATTTAGCGTAGTATCGCCGTACAATGCAGGCGGCGCAAGTCACGAATTTGTGCAATTTCCATCTGATACGCCCGAAGGACAAGGATATTTTATAACTTTAAATATTGTACCTTTTAACATTGTAGAAGAAACTATAAGTAACAGATTAGGCGAAATAAAATTAGCTGACATAATAAAAGATTTATCTAAATTATTTAATTTAAACTTTGAAAGCGTTGGCAATAATACATTAAAAATTGAGCCTTACAAAGACTTTATAAGTGATACTGTTTTAGATTGGTCTAAAAAAGTTGATATGTCAGAAGTAGTTATAGAGCCTATAAACATACCTAAACGAATTGAATTTTTACACGCGTTAGAAGAAGACGATTATTACAAAAATATTTATAATCTAAGGTATCAACAACAATACGGTAGTAACATATTAGAATTAGACGTAGAAAATGACGAAGTAAAAACAATACAGACAGAAGTATTTAGCGCGCCGTATATAAAAAAAATAGGTTTTAGTAATGTATACTGTCAACACGTTACAAAGTACGAAGACGGCGAATATTTAGCATACGACAATATGCCGCGTTTAGTTTTTAAACACGGTTTTGAATTTACAGATAATGTATTTGAAAGTACTTTCGGCGCTGCGGGCGTGTTGGGTAGCAAATATACAAACGCTACTATGTACGAAACTAAATTACAAGATGTACAAGCTAGTACTAACAGTTTATTATTTGGATTAATTAACACTACTCAATTAGATACAATAATACCCGAACAACCTATAAACACTTTATTTAATGTTTATTGGTTTGATTATATTAACGAACGCTATAACGTATCGGAAGGTTTAATATTAAAAGTAAAAGCTAATTTAACGCCGAATGACATTACTACGTTTAGCTTTGCTAAAAAAATAAGAATAAACGAGCAATTATATAGAGTAAATAAAATAGAGTTTAATACAGACCGTAAATTATTAGCTAACTTAGAATTATTAAAGATATGAGAAAGATAAGTAGCATAGACAATAAAGGACGTATATTATTTGTAGACGACAAAGGTACAGGTACAACAGTAGGCACAAAAAAAGATTGCGAACAGTACGGCTATATATTTAGTAACGGGCAATGTAGATTACCACAAAATAAAATACAAAATAACACAGAAATAAATTGTATAAAAGGTAAAGGTATGTTTGTTAAAGGTGTAAACAATACTACGCTAGGGCATACTAATACTATTAAAGGTAGTAACGCTATTAGTATAGGTAGTAATAACGTTACAGAAATACAGGGCGAAAATAGCGTAGCTTTAGGCAATAACACGTATATACAAAATTACGGCGAGTTATCATTTAGCAACTCAGTAAATACAAATCGTAGTAAATTTAGTATTATAAATTATGAAGGCACAACAACAAATAATACGGCAACAGAATTATTTATAGGCGGTTTTAATAATGCAAGATTTACTATTAATGAAGATTACGAAAGCGTATTTTATATAGAGTTACGCGCGGTATGTTTAGACAGCACTAACAACGAAGCGGCTT